TCCAGCAGCCTTAGCATTAGCCATATATTGACCATATGATCTAGCACCATTTTGTATCTTCCCGATATGTAGTCCGTACTCATACCAACTACTACTCTTGCGGATACGTTCTCCTGCGAAGGTATCGACTTTAGAGATTAACTGTAAGTCCTGTTTTTCTGCTGTTGCATGTATATTCGCTACTTCATCTGCTTCTGCCAGTTCACCTTCAGATACACCGTTCATATATGCATCGTTGATACCACGAAGCATTTCATTCTCGTTGATACCTTTCTGGCGTTCAACTAATCCATCTGACAGGGTTTTGGAAAGCTCACCTAATTGTTTTAGATTGCTTCCTCCATTCTGAGCATCTTTAATAGCTGTGTTTGCATTTAGGTTAAGAGCACTAAAGTAATCCTCTAGGCTTCGCTGTTGTAGTTGATTGTTTCGTCTAGCACCTGCAGCGTAGTCTGGGGTATTAGTTCTACTGGTGTTTGTTCTTCCATCACTAATACCTTGGTATGAGTTTGTCATTTAAATTTTAAGCAAATGGGTTAGGTGCTTTTAGATCGTTATATGTTCCATATCCACTGATGCCAGCTTGTAGTATGTTGCCCATCATTCCCATAGGAGAAGGGCTACTTTGGAACCGTGGTTTCGGTAGACCTAATGATGTTGGCATGAATGGTGTAGCAACTTTTGCGTACAAATTACGTTGCTCTTGACCGGCATTTCTATACGCATCTTTTACTCTCATTGAGCTTGCTAACTTTTGTCGCTTTAGATTTGAGAACAGCAGTGATTCAGCTCTACCTGACTTCTTAAGCCTGTTAGTGTCAAATCCTCTTGCTCTTCCCCCTTCATTAGCTTTGGCTGCCTCAGCGGTCCGTATATAGTTCTCCTGTTGAGCTAATCGTGTTTGATTGATTAGGTCATCCATGCGCAGTTCTTCTGCATTCAGAGCCCTTGTAGCGGCCAATCCAGCCTCATCCATTTGATGACTGACTGTCGCCTTTGTATTGTTGTAGTCTGTAATTCCTTGAAGGTTAGCTAGTCGTGTTTGTTCTTGTTTTTGTTTGTAGTTTGTAGCTATTTGCTGGTTCTGTGCATTGACCTGTGCATTAGCAGCTTCATTGGCTCCTACTGCTCCAAGTACTCCAGTACCGGCACTCATTAATCCTAGGCTAATTGGTTCGCACACGGCAAAATTCTATAAAGGTCAGATTGTTAGGTCCATATTGCAACTCCCTAAGGAATTTAAAACCTAGATATTTTAAAAGCTTTAGATGTGTTGCGTTTCTTTTGTCGACAATATTCCAGAGTAATTTCTCTGGCCTACTCTCTACATAGCGTTTTGCTTCTCTTGCAAAAGTAATCGGATACTTATGTATAGAAGGTGTGCAAAGCATCCATATAGCTCCTTCAGGGCTCACTCCTGCGCATCCAGCAAGCTCTCCGTTTGGCATTGTGAAGTAGACGGAGTCTCCATACTTAGCGCCCATTGGCAGGCTGATTTTAGGATCATGTCCATGACCTTCCTCAACCTCTTTACGATCTTCTGGTAGTAAATTACAGGCCACTTCATAAGCAGCCTGCATTGTAATCTTGTGTATAAATTTAGACACGCTTGTGGTGTTTACTCGAATATTCTCCTTCCCAGCTCATTGAGTGTAATGAAGCTGGACCGGGATATGTTGATTTAAGTTCAATGTCAAAGTTGGTGTTCTTTTCGTAGATAGGGGTTTCTACTATTCTCTCAGTAATAACTGGTGTTCCATCTGCGTCAATCCAATCAGCAAACGTTACGTTATTCTCAATTGTATAGTTAGGTTTACCCTGTCTACTGATATCAACACTTGTATGTCCTACTGGTCCAAAGTGTAGTTTTACTCTTTGTACTGTCAGTGATGCCGTAATATCTGTATCAAATGCGTCTCCCTTTTGTTGTGTCAAAAAGATCTTAGGGAATTTAACTTTCAGTTCAAATGCATAACCAGTTGTCACTGGCTTTTGTAGTACACCAGGAAAAGTCCACGATACATCGTTTGCATTGTTGTTTGTACCTTGTACTATCGTCCCGTCAGCACCAATTGCATAAGGCTCTAGTCCTACATCTTCAGTGTTTGGTGCAAATGTCGAATATAGATGTACCTTCGGGAATACAGTAGTTGTAGCGATGCCGTGATTTACTGCATTACCGCTATGGGTCTCAGCACAGTCTAAACTGACATTCAGAGTACCGGGCTGTCCCCAAGGGTTATTAGCACCTCCTGTAATTGAATAACCATTTGTATCTAGACTCATTGAGTACAGTTTCCCTTTTGTAGAAACTATGTACAACAAGCCTTCGATTACAGTCATATAACGAATATTGTATGCTAGCTTCCACTTAAACCAAGCTGACTGAATTCGTTTTTGACCTTGGTTGTAGTATCTATATCCCCAGATATATTGCTGACCAGCTTTTGATAAAAATACTGTACTTGACTCTCTGCTATTTGCAGTGATGTCGATATCGTTTGGAATGAGATCTTGAACAATCTTTGTTTGTTCAATAATGCTCGGCTCTCCTTCTCGTTTAATATCAAACATTTCAAAGAATCTTCCATTAGTCCCAGTGGAATCTACAAATGAAATAGTGGTTCCTAATGGTAGGGGTTCAGTAGCTGGACTGTAGTTGTATGTTGAGATGTTGCTTAGCTTAGCTGTCTCATTTGTTAAGGAGTCGCTATCTGTATGAAGTAAGTATTGCTCCTGTTCTCCAAATACTACCAAGCCAGTATTGGTTTCAATGCTGTCTACAAATGTTGTAGGTTCTGTACTGCTTGCATCAATATTGATAGGGTCATTTGCAGTTGTTGTTAATGCACTGTTATTGAAAAAGTTTCCGATCTGACCTGCTTCGCTTAGTGAGATACTCCCACCATGGAGAAATCCTAACCTATTTCTATGAAAGAACGTGTTAGTAATGTTTTGTCCAATAAAGCTGGGGAAAGGGTTTGTTGCATCATCACCTACTTTTCTATGTTCCCATCCAGATTGTCCTCTGGTATAGTCATAGCTCCAGGTTAGATCGCTTACATTTGAGCTACCAATATACTCATTCTTTATGGCATCTTTTCTTTCGCCACGGTATTGGTCAAATACAAATGTGCCGTCACCTTGTCTCCATAGAACGTGTGGCATTGTAAACGGATCGATTCTAAATGATATGTCGTCACCAAGTGTTTCTACCCATTTTCCTGGTTTTTCGCTGTTATCCCATCTAAGGTAGTAATCATCGACATCTCTTTCTGATGCGTTTGATACTTTAACAAACCAATCAGGAAATTCTGACGGACCTTCTGTTGGTAAATCTGTAACATTGCTGATGTTTGTTCCTGTTACCTTTATCAATGACTCATCAAGAGCTGCTAGATCGAAGGCGTCAACACTCCACACTACTAATCCGTTGTTCTGCAAGTCACAATTAAAACCTCTTGCTTCTAACTTAGCTTTAAGGTTTCTATAAATTGCACCGGCACTGACCGGCGTATTAGCTTCAAATGATACAGGAGGAGATTTTACAAACAAGTCAAATTCTCCATTCCAGGAAGTGACATGTTTTTCATCTGCAACTGTTTCTTCAATTACAAGCTGGAACTCTGCTTGATCGCTGCTACTAACTGATTCTGGGCCAACTCTTGAGTGAGTCACTTCACCAGCGTTCCAACCTCTTCCACCGTATAAAAGCTCGTGGTTAAAGTTGTAAGTGCATGTGTAGTCACTCCCACTATTAATGTTTGACGCAGTTGGATGGATGTGTGACTGTCCTGTTTGTGTAACTCTTACATATATTGGTTCTTCTTTGTTAGGTACTCCTACTCCAGCAACAGAGTCAAATCTATAAATACCTGTACCTACAGTTGGACAATCACCATCTTCGGTCCCTGGGTCAATTACTCTTATACTTACTCTCGTAGCTGTACTTGTTCTTCCAACATAATAAACCCCTTGGCTAGCCCATAGGCTTGTACTCTCGGGATCCTTAGGTAGAATTTTTAAGCCGTATTCAGCTCCCTGCCTTAACTGTTTTAGTTGTACGAACTTCTTGTGTGGAAATTCATTCTTTGATATGTTTCTAAAGGCATCGGGATCTACAGGAATTGTCGGATAACCTTGTCGATTCACATAGTCATGTTGACTTCCATATGACCATAAACCAGTATCTGTCCAGTAGTATGTTGGTTTCCAGGGTTTTACGCCTGATAAATCTCGACCCTCATCTACTTTAACTTTTACTTTCGGGTTTGTTACGAACGTGTAATCGTTGATGGTTGTAAATTTTAAACCTTCTGGTGCACTTGTATTGTTATTAGTTAAGTACTGCCTTGTGCTTAATAGATTTCCCCCGATACTGTTCCATCCAGAGATGTCAAAGTTATGAACTGTTTGTCTGTCTCCGTTTAGGTTCCAAACAAATATATCACCGTACTGGTTTATTAATCCAATGTATCCCCCTTCGTTCTTATCCCTGTAGTAGGAAAACCAATTACCTTCATTACCGTACTGTGTGTTTCCATTCACGTCGGTGAAATCTAAGCTGGTGATAAAGGTTGTTCCATTCCTTTTGATTAAACCGCTTGTAATATCTGGCAAACCATTTTCTAAATCTCTCACCTGTCCAGGTGTCATCATGTCATCTGGCTGATGAGAGATACCCTGGATGTAACTACTGATTTTTTGTGTAATACTTGGCATTAGCGACGTAGTGCGTTACTTGGTTGGAATGGGTGATATGTACTTCCTGCTTCCCAGCCCATAAAGGAGTGGTCACCTTGATCACATTCGTAATCAATGCAAGCAGCTCTCGCTTGGCTTTCTTGTGAAGCTAATAGTTGGACAACTTCTGGGTTTACCACCAGTTGTGTTGCTGCTCTTCCAGCTGCTCTATGAATAATATACCTTCTAAATACTGAAGGTAAATCACTAAACTCGTATAAGGTAACTACGTCTAAGCAAAGATATCCTTCAAATATGTCTGTGTGATTTGTTTTGTCATACAGCTTTCCGTTTCTTGTTACTACATCCGTGGCTCTGTTTGACTGTCCATCAGTGACGTCGTACCGTATCACATTTACCGGTATAATAAAGTTACCATTTGCGTCAGGATAGTATTTTACATTATGTTCTGTGTTGAAGTGCCAACCTTCACTTTGTACGTCAATGTTTACTTCACGGACTAAGCCATGAATAATTGCTATTTCTGGGTTGTTGAAATCTAGACTAGCTACTGGGGCTTGACCGATACTCGCCAGAATTGAGTTAACTGCGGATAGTTCGGTATCGAGTGTAATCGTTGTCATGGGAGACCGATAAGGTTAATAAAAAAGGGCCTCCGAAGAGACCCCATAAGTTGACAGTAAATATCAGAATGAAGAAGGAGCAGTTGCACCAACGTACAGCTCAACAGCTGCAGCAGGGTTCAGGTAGTCAGCACCGAGAGCCATGCGGCCCAAGAGTACGTCGCCCTGATAGATGACACTTACGTCACCACTGGTTACTTGCACTTGAGGCCCGATTGCCTCGACAACACCAGCTGCTTCTTTTTGGAAGATCAAGCCACAGGACTTGCTGCCGAATTCGGTAGCTGTGCCGTAGTCATTGTTGATACCTGTAGAAGCGCCAGAGGCATCTTCCAGAGCAGGTCCAACGAAGTCTCCAGTGTTACCAGGAGATACCTGACCAGTTGTACCGCCGTACTTAGTACCGTACTTGCCAAGGAACGGAATGTTCATTGACTTGTAGATGTGGATACCAGCGATCTCGATGATGCCATTACCACTTTGCAGTGCGGAACCTTGTACGTCGCGATTGACCAGACCGTTGGAACCAACTGCTTGGATCAGTTCATAATATTGTCTAGGATTCAATACGGCGCACCTGCCGTCTGTACTGACCCCTTTCTCGTCCATAGCAGCAGCTGCGTCGTAGAAGGCTGCAATCAGATTGTCAGCGTTAAACGCATCAGAATCGTTTGCAGTAGCTCCGACACGGATCTGAGTACCACCGGGCTCAACGAAGTTCGTTGCGCTCACAGGGGATGCCTGACGGGCTCCACGTGCAACTGCACGGAAGATCAAGCGGTCATACTTTTCTGCTAAAGCGTAGCCAATTTTTTTACTTATTTCTCCTCGCAATTCGTAGTGCGCCAATGTTTCATCAAGCTCATAAACGAAAGCTGAACTGATCAACAAATCATCACAGGTGATTGTTTTCTCAGCTACTGGAGGCGCACCATCGGTGTTACCCAAGATGCTGTTTCCAGGAGTATGGAACTCTGAACTCATGCGTCCAGTGTAGATGAACTGCAATGACTTGCCGTTCTTAAGTGTACGCTTCATGACCAAGTCACGAGCGATTGTATTATGCTGGA